TAGCAGCTCTTGATGCAGCTGTTACTCATGAAGATATCGACGCGTTAATGTAAGAAGAATATGTCCGATTTTCCAGGTAAACTAATAACTAAAACCCCTATTACCACCGTAGGTCCTACGGATGGTGAAGGGGGCTCGGCGTCTGGGATATGGACTATATCTGAGGCGGCTGCTAAAAAACAACAGAGTCTTTGGCCGGCAAGAACTTTAAGTAGATTTCTTTATGCTTGGGGCGCAGGGGGGGAACTTCAAGGCTTAAATGCAGTTATAGAGCGATCTAGCCCTGTACAGGTAGGTACAGAAGGTACATGGCAAAAGATCGCTATGGGGTGGAGCAGCGTAGCAGCTATAAAAAGCAATGGTACGTTGTGGAGATGGGGGTCCAATGACGCCGGTCAACTAGGTATTAACTCAACTATAGATGTATCTAGTCCGGTACAAGTAGGCGCATTAACTAACTGGGCTAACATAGCTTCCTCTGGTACTTCTTTAGGTCACAAGGCTTTTGGTGCAGTAAAGACTGATGGAACCCTCTGGGTGATGGGGTTAGGTAGTATGGTACCTGATAATACCGGAGTAAGTAGATCTAGCCCGGTACAAATTGGTTCAGGTACTACTTGGTCAAATGTATTTGGAAGTCAGGCCTACGGGAACCCAATGGGTATGTGGGCAATTAAGACCGATGGTACCCTGTGGGGTTGGGGTCGTCGAAATAATGGTAGTATTGGAGATGGAGCAACTAACATTGGATATCAATCCATACCCGCCTCTAGCCCTATACAGATTGGTACAGATACAAACTGGTTAAAGGTTTGTGGGGGCTATTACAAGGGTATTGCTTTAAAAACCAATGGACAAATCTGGGGTTGGGGTACTGGGGGAAATGCTAATCCCTCGACACAATCAGGTATCAGCGGTACTACTCCTACTCAACTAGGCGCACTTTCGACATGGGTTGACTTGAGTGTAGGTATCGATCATGCGCATGCTATTAATTCAACCGGTGAGTTATGGGGTTGGGGTAGAAATGCCGATAGATATGGCGCTGGAGCAGGGAGACTTGGTGATAATACTGCTACAACGCGAACTGCCCCAGTAAAGATTGGTACCGATACAAACTGGGCTAAAGCTTTACTTGGGGGATATAATAGTGCATTATGGAGAAGAACCGATGGAACGCTTTGGTTTTCAGGTGAAGGTGCCGTTAGTGGTAATAACGATACCACTTCAAAAAGATCAAGCCCTACTCAAATTGGTTCTGCTACTGATTGGGATAATGCTGGCATCTCGGGAAATGGTGCCGTAGTAGGTACCCGAAAAGTATAAATTAAAAATACTATATTATGAAATCATTGTTTTTTTCTTACAACACAAAAGTTGATAAAGCCTATATTATCAGGGTTAAGGGTAACAAGAACTCAGAAGACCAGGCGTTGAGGTGTGCAGCTACTTGTAATCAGGTAAAGATGCCATTTCAATTCTGGGATGCCTATAATGGTATATCTGATGAAATTGTTACTCCTACTCATCATAATGCAGTTATGAATATGATCAAGGTAACTGATCATTATTTAACCAGAGGTGAGGTGGCTTGCGCCCTGTCTCATATTAGTCTCTGGGCTAAATGTGTTGAGCAAGATCAACCATTGGTTATTCTTGAACATGATGCCTTAATGCTTGCACCATATGAGCAACATGCGGTGTTTAACTCTATAGCATATCTTGGTTCTAACGAACAAGTTAAACAGGGGTGGGGGGTATACGCAACTCCTCCTCATGCCTCTGAAGGCCCTAACTACCACTTCATCTGTCGAGCACATGCATACGGTATTGACCCAGCTGTAGCAAAGAATATGCTTGCCCACGTTATTAAGTACGGCATATGTGCACCTTTAGATATTATTCTTAGAGCAGACATATTTCCTATTCATCAAATGGGTGTATTTGCGTATGATATAAAAGAGCGCGTGCCTGATACTGGTGAACTTAATACAACTATTTTAGGACGGCCGATAGAAGGTCGGAAAACTGATAGAAATGACAGCTTGACGGTTTAAATTTTTATATGCTGCATATCGTCTTACGAACTTGTGATAGACACTCACTTGTATCTACTAGAATTGTTAATAAAAAAGAATGTATATTGAGATGTTTAAATTCTATTTTAACAAATTTAGAATCTATCGAAGATAAGTCTTTACATATTATAGATGATAACTCATCTGACGATTTTAAGAGTAAGCTTAACTCTATCGTTGAACATCTACCGTTCGTAACTGTTAATTACTTACCTGAGCGGGATCAGACAGGGCTATCAGCCAAAAAGAAATCTAGATACTCTGTACAAGTTGCATATGAGTATATTTACAATTTACCGGATGAAGATCTGGTGTATGTTGTAGAGGATGATTACCTACATTTTCCAAATGCTATACGGGAGATGGTAAATACGTGGAATTATTTTACAAAATTTATACAAACTAACATTGGTATTTTTCCCCAAGACTTTAATCAACTACACCTACACCCATCTTTTCATCATAATGAAACATATTTTCAGTCAAGTTTTGTAGTACCTTCCTATCAAAGATATTATAAAACTACATGGTTTACACAAGAATCTTTTATGATTCAGTCTAAATTATTTAAACAATATAAAACAGAGTTTGATAGTTTATTAAAAATTGGAGAAGATCCATTTTGCTGGGAAGGTAATACTATATCATCTGTATGGACTAAGCCTGATGTGAAGATGTTTATGCCTCTTGGCTCCCTGGTTGTACATATGTCAGATAAAGCAGATATACCTTTCTTTATTAGTAAGGAACAAGTAATTAATTTATGGAACGAAAATCAAACATCTTGGTCGTCGGAACAGGATTCTCAGGTTCAGTTATAGCTCGTGAACTAGCTGACAACGGATACAATGTCACTATTATTGATAAGAGATCGCATATAGGCGGTAATTGTTTTGATGAAATAGTTAACGGGGTAAGAGTTCATAAGTACGGGCCCCATCTCTTCCACACCAACAATACCAAAGTAGTCGATTGGTTATCTAGATTTACAGAATGGGTGGTGTATAAGCACAAGGTTAAAGCTTATTATAACGGTGAATTTTTAACTCTTCCTCCCAATCAACATACCCAGAACGTTCTTGGCGATAAGTTAATTGATGTCGTATATGCACCTTACACATTAAAAATGTGGGGTACATTGGATATAGATAGTAAAGTCTTAGATAGAATAAAATCACGAAATGATGATAATGAGTTCTATTTTCCAAATGACTCATTTCAATACTTACCTAAAGATGGGTATACAAAAGTTTTTGAGAATATACTTAATCATTCTAATATAAAAGTTTGTTTAAATACTGACTATAATAAAGATTTTGAATCTCAATACGACAAAGTTTTTAATTCAATGGCTATAGATGAGTATTATGACTATTGTTACGGTAAATTACCTTATCGGTCTATAAAATTTCATCATAGGTCAAGTAACGACTTTACAATGCCTACCCCGGTAGTTAACTTTACTGATAACAACATCTATACTAGAATAACCAAATGGGAGTTGTTTCCTAATCACGGCTCAGGTGAGCATTATACACTAGAAGAACCGTGTGATTATAAAGAAAACAATTACGAGAGATACTACCCTGTTAAAGATGTGGATAGTATCAATAGAGTAGTGTATAATAAGTATAAGTCACTAGACAATAATAAAGTTACGTTTATTGGACGGTGTGGTTTGTATACGTATCTTGATATGGACATGGCTATTGCAAGTTCTTTATCAATTGCAAATCAATTTTTTAACTCTAACTGAGGGTATATTATGAAACGAATTTTAATCATGGGTCTTCCTGGTGCTGGTAAGACATATCTTGCTCAACACATCCTAGAGCACCTCCAGAACGAACGTAAAACAGTTATGTGGCTTAATGCTGATGATGTTCGTAAGAAGTACAATGACTGGGACTTTAGTAAAGAAGGTCGTATCAGGCAGAGTCTTCGAATGAGAGAGCTGGCTGATAGCTACGATACTGATTTCGTTATTTGTGACTTCGTTGCCCCTCTCCCTGAAATGCGTCATAACTTTAAAGCCGATTGGACGGTCTGGGTTGATACTATCGAAAAGGGTCGATTTGAAGATACTAATAAAGCCTTTACTCCTCCTGAGTTTTATGACTTTAGGATCACCGAACAACAGGGTGAAAAGTGGGGTGAGTTTATTGCCGCCCACATTCTAGATGAAAGACGTAGACCAACGTTTAACTGGCAAAAAGAAACCGTTCAGATGCTTGGAAGATGGCAGCCATGGCATGAAGGTCATAGGGCGTTGTTTGAACGTGCGTTAGCTAAGACCGGTCAAGTAGTTATTCAGATTAGAGATTGTCAGGGATGGCAGGGTTCTAACCCCTTTGCTATTGAACAGGTTAAGAACTATATTCGCAGAGACTTAGATCCTATGTTTCAAGGTCAATACGAAATTCAGGTAGTACCTAACATTGTTAATATTACCTACGGTAGAGATGTAGGGTATAAGATTGAACAGGAAGTGTTCGATGATGCTATTCACTCCGTATCTGCTACTAAGATTAGAAAAAAGATGGGTCTTGAGTAATTTACTAATGCAATAGCACCAAAGGGCCTAAGGGCCCTTTCCTTATAAATATACCATATAAATTAGGAAAGATACAATGTCTTCACCTTCATCCAGACAAAACCTTATAGATTATTGCCTTAGATCGCTAGGCCACCCTGTGCTTGAAATTAACGTTGACGACGATCAATTAGAAGACCGTGTTGACGAGGCTATACAGTTTTACAGAGACTTTCATTATGATGCTGTTGAAGCTGTATATCTCAAAGAACAAATAACTGCATCCACATTACAAATTGTTGGCGTTAATGCTGGCGATTTTTCTATTGGTGAAAAGATTACCGGTGCATCTTCTGGTGCTACTACATTTGTTCATGCCGAATTTGCTGCTAATAAAGTTTATACAAAGAATACCGCAGGTACATTTACTGCTGGAGAAACAATAACAGGCGCCAGTTCTGGTACGGCCGCTGTGGTATCCTCCATGACACTTGGTAACTTTGATAACAAGTACGTTACTTTAAATGATTCGGTACTTAGTGTTGTAAGAACGCTTCCGTTATCGAGTAGATCTAACAGTATCAGCTTCTTTGATGCTAAGTACCAGTTGATGCTAAACAACATTCAGTCTTTAACAAATACCGATATTCAGTATTTTACGATGTTAAAGATGCATATTAATTTGATTAACGACCTAATGACAGGCCAGAAACCTGTTAGGTTCAATCGTCATATGAACAGGTTGTATATTGATTTGACCTGGGGTGATGGTGGTGATCTTGCTATTAATGATTACATTATCATTGAGGCCTATCGTTCTCTTGACCCTGATACGTATACCGATGTATATAATGACGGGTTCTTAAAGAGATATACTACTGCCTTAATTAAGCGTCAATGGGGTATTAATCTTAAGAAGTTTGAAGGCGTTCAATTACCAGGTGGAGTAACGTTAAATGGTCAAAAGATCTTTGATGAAGCGATGGAAGAGATAACAGAGTTAAGAGCAGAAGTTAAATCTACTTACGAACTCCCTGTGGATTTCTTTACAGGTTGAGAATGTTTATAGCTTATCTCATCAGCCCACCTATGGATTATACCATCAAGGCAACAACTAATCCACGTGGATATACCGAATAATGGCAACGAACTTTTATTTCCAATCTGGTATACCTGGAGGTAGATCTTCAGAGCAATTGCTCATGGAAGACATTATAATAGAGTGCCTGAAGATATACGGGCTTGATACCTATTATATACCTAGGAAATCAGTTAATGAAGATGACATTTTAGGAGAAGATGTACTTAATAAGTACTCATCGGCTTACCCATTAGAGATGTACATGCAGAACGTTACCGGGTTTGAAGGTGACGGGGACTTGATGTCTAAGTTCGGGGTTGAGATTCGAGATACCGCTACCTTTATTGTATCAAGAAGAAGATGGGATGAGGTAATTGCAAGATCTGGAGATGCTGTTCTTACTACCAGACCCGCTGAAGGTGATATAATTTACTTTCCATTGACCAAAGCATTCTTTGAAATTAAGTTTGTTGAGTCAACCGACCCCTTCTTCCAAGTTGGTAAGTTATACGTCTACAAACTCCAATGTGAGTTAATGCAGTACTCTTCTGAGGTCTTTGATACCGGGGTATCTGAGATTGATAGTATTGCTTCTGGTGATTCATTAGATATTAATGCGTTCAACATGCTACTTGAGAGCGGGGATAGAGCGTTGCTGGAAGAGTATAGCCCAGCTGGTATTATCCTTCAATCATATAACTTAGGTACCATATTACCTAATGTTGATAATGAAGACTTTAGAGGTGAGATTTCCGTATTGGACTTCTCCGAGAGAAACCCGTTCGGAGAAATAAATGTTTGATAAATTTTACTGGGGAACAATACGAAAGTCAATCGTGGCTTTTGGTAATATGTTTAACAACATTCATATTGATAGATTAGATTCTGGTGGTAATATTACTCAGACCCTTCGTGTTCCATTGGCTTATTCTCCTAAACAAAAGTTCTTAGCTAGAATTGCCGCTCAACCTAATTCCTTCGAACAAAACTTTCAGACTTTTTTACCTAGACTTGGTTTTGAGATGATAAGTTTGACTTATGATCCTAATAGAAGAGTCAGCCTGGTTCAGCAAAATAGAGCATTAAATGGTACGTCAACTACTTCCTTGAATGCTCAGTACGCTCCTACACCATATAACATTGCTATGACTTTGTATGTGTATACAAAGAACCAGGATGATGGGTTACAGATTATTGAACAGATTATACCTTACTTTAATCCTGATTATAACTTGACTCTTAATGCGATTCCTGCAATGGGCATTAAGAATGACTTACCTGTTATTCTGGACAACATTACATATGAAGATGAGTACGAGGGTGACTTTACTCAAAGAAGAGCCATTATTTGGACACTCAACTTCACAATGAAACTTAATTTTTACGGTCCAGTCAACAGACAGGGCATCATCAGAACTACAAACGTTAATACATTCTCAGACCCCGCACTATCTAATAAACAATCCTCATACACCGCAACAATTACTCCCGGTACCGCTGTTCCTGGTG